TATCGGCGGTCAGGTTGGCTGTGGCAAAACCCATTTATGCACTGCTCTTGTGGTTGAATTTATCAATGCAGGAAATGCAGCTCATTATATGCTCTGGCGAGACGAAATCGTTCCGTTAAAGGCTAGCGTTATGGATGATGAAGCATACGAAAAGGCTATCCGTAAGCTCAAAGAAATTAAAGTCCTTTACATAGACGATTTTTTCAAAACAGAACGTGGCAAAATGCCGACAACTGCTGAAATCAATATAGCCTTTGAAATACTGAATTACCGGTACAACAACAGGGATTTAATAACAATTATTTCAAGCGAAAGGCTGATTGACGATATTATCGATATTGACGAGGCAGTAGGTAGCCGAATTTATGAAAGGTCCATACAACATTGTTTGGTTATACAGTATGACCGTGCCAAGAATTACAGGCTGAACGGCGGTGTTGCTAATGGCTAAATCAAAACCGACATACGTGAGAAAGGGACACGAAGTTATTTCAGCAATCCAGGCACTCGCAGGCAGACATCCGACATATCAGATTTTTCAAGATTTTCTCGAATGCTCTGCAATCTCAATCAGTAATTGTGTAGATTGGGGCGAACGTGAAAAACGAGAGGAAAAGTATTTGCAGATTATAAACAAATACACCTCGGAAGAACAGAAAAAACTTGCGAATATATTAACCTCTCTTGTTGCGGCAATGCAAAAACAGGTTGAAGTGGATGGTGCTCCTTGCGATATTTTGGGAGAGGTATTTCACGGCTTGGAGTTACACAACAAATATCACGGACAATTCTTTACTCCGAATCACGTATGCGAAATGATGGGATTAGTTGTAACCGGTGATGAAACCCGACACGCTATTGAAAAACAAGGATATGTGTCATTGTGTGAGCCTTGTGTCGGTGCCGGAGGTATGGTAATAGGTTATGCGGCGGCAATGCACAAAAACAAGCTGAATTACCAACAAAACCTATGTGTTACCGCTTGTGATATTGACCTTAAATGCGTTCACATGGCATATCTGCAGCTTAGTCTATATGGAATACCTGCGGTAATAATTCACGGAAATTCATTGACATTAGAGGAATGGTCGAAATGGTACACTCCGGCATATATGCTTGGAATGTGGCCGTTAAGAGAACGCCGAAACATCAAGGATGTAAACTCGGCGGTAAAAGAAAAAGCCGTTTCCGATGAAGCTCAAATATCAATCGAAGTACCACCTACAAAAGATATAGAGCTTATAACCACCGAAAACGGGCAATTATGTTTATTTTGAAAGGAGCTTACTTATGGAAAATAATACATCCATCCAAAACAAATCTGAAGATATTATAACACTGGCAACAGAAAAAATCAAGGCGGAGTTTGAACATTTCAGTGGAGACACCAAAGCAAAAGCTGTTTCGTCTTACGTAAGCAACATTTTACAGGATTTTTGTAAGCAAGACGAACGTTTCGCCTCCGTAATATACAAATTCAAGAGAACTTTGTCTGACTGTTGCTCTGACATAATGCACGGTGTTGGAAGTCATATATCCGATATTGACGTGTATAGAAATGCAGTTAAATTCTACTTTCCCAATTCCGAAATTTCAATGAATATGACAATTGAAATTACCGGTGATGCTCCGGGAGAGGATGAAATAATGAAAGAGGCAGAAAAGCCGAAAGAAAAACCGAAGAAGGCTGCCGCAAAAACACCCGAAAAGAAACCTGCCCCCGTCAAACCGAAAAAACAGGAAACAAAGAAGCCTGAAAAAAAGAAGGAAGACGATGGTTGCATCCAGCTTTCGTTGTTTTAAGGGGGAATCAAATTGTTATACAAAAGTGTATTAAAAGAGATCCCGCCTATTCCGATGGATAAGGTGAAAGTCGGTAAATATCTGTATATGGGAGTATCGCAAATTGTTGATACAAAAAAATGCGGCAAAGTGCTAGTTGTTGATGTGCACCGAAGGAAAATGCCGAAAGAAACATTATATAGATTTTTCTCTGATGGTAACAGTTTTCAAATCTATGATGTGCAAAAAGACGAGTGGAAACAAAGCAAGATGCAATCTGTGTTAAGTGGTAGGTCTTATACAGGATGGTATGGATTCGTATCAACGGAATATAGGATAGCGGCATCTGCGGAAACCATATCGATGTTAAAAAAACACATCAAATGCGAAAACAGGCAATTTGAAGAAATCACCGCTATATTGGATAACTACATATCAGGCATTTTCGAGGAAAGAAATGTCCGGGCGCGTGACAATAAGATGTTGAGAGTTGAGCAAAGAATGAATATGTATCCTGACCTTCCCGAAGACTTGGGGGATTATTTGAAAAACGAGGTCTTTGAAAAGTATTTATTTATGAGTAAGCTCGAAAAAGGAATTAAGCCTGCGATATGTAGCTCTTGCGGCAAAAAAATAAAACTCCCGAAAGGGACAAAACACCGCACCATTACAACGTGTCCTAAATGTGGTCAAAAAGCCGTTGCTTTTGAAAGCAGATATATTGATTCGATAAAAGAAAAGGCTTCGGTATGTATAGCCAACAGGGTTGATAATCAGCTATTGTTAAGATGGCTGAACGCATACGGAAGTTGGTACTTATCCGAGAAAAGCGGAAAATATATGTTCTCCTTCACAAAGACAGAATACTTCAGAACAATGTATTTGTTTGAAAAAGGGCAAGAAAGAATACTCCACTTCGATTTTAAATACGTTTATCCTTTTGGAATCTATTGGAGAGAACAACGCAATTGGAACAGAGACGACTTATCGTATGTATATAGTCGCAATCTGGAGGAAATTTTCGGGAAAAAGTATTACAACGTGGATTTACAACAGGAATTGAGCGAAAACACTCAACCTCTCCACTTTGTAAAAATGCTCGACAATCTTAAGAACCTGCCGCCTACGGAATATCTTGTAAAAATGGGTATGTATCGACTTGCTTCGGAGCTCGATCCCGATGAAATGAAACCGGGCAAAGATTTCGGAGAAATACTCGGCGTTAACCCACAATACAAAAAATTATATTGCGAGCACAACATTTCTTTAATCGAACACAACATAATACAAGCATCTAATCAATGGGTAAACGAAGAAGATTTCCTCAAAATGAGAAGACTTCGCCCTAATAGCCATCAGGCAGCGGTAATCTGCAATATGTTGCAGAATATGTCTTTTAAACGCTTTGTGAACTATTTTTCAAAGCAGAGGAAAATATATCCACGAAACAACTTTGAACAGTTGCTGACGTGGTATAACGACTATATAGGTATGTCGAAAAGTATGGGTGTTGATTTATCAAATAAATCTGTACGTTTTCCAAAAGATATTAAGGCGGCTCACGACAGAGTTGTTGCGGAATTCAAGATTGTTGAGGATGAAATACTTAACGAGCAAATGAGGCAAGCGACGGAGCGATTGTATAACGGGTTAACCGAGTACCAAAACGGAGATTATGCTATCGTATTCCCCAAGACCAGAAACGATTTCATAGTTGAAGGTCAATCCCTTAGTCATTGCGTAGGAACGCAAGAAAAGTATTTTAAAAACCACATTGAAGGAACGTATATGATTTTCTTCGTTCGCAAAGCAGAGGAAATCGAAAAGCCGTTTGTAACAATGGAAATTGATATGAGAAGACTTGTGATTCAGCAAATATATGGCTATGGCGACAAGAGACCCGCACAACCGGTTATAAATTTTGCCAACAAGTTTCTGCGCCTGCTGAAAAATGAAAATGTCGCAGTTGGGAGGGTAAGCTGATGAAAATATATTCTCTCAAAAACGGGAGCTTGAACGAGGCTGACAGACTTGAATTGGCACGATTGCTTATCAAAGCAGGCTATACAGTCCGTATCGGAAAAGAGAAAGCTCCGGGAAAGACAACAAACATTACTTTTGTAGAATTTAAGGAGGAAAAGGATTATGCATAAAACAGACATTGAATGGGCCGATTATACTTGGAATCCATTAACCGGTTGCCTTCATAAATGTGCATATTGTTATGCAGAGAGATTGACAAAAAGATTTTCGGGCGATATTCGCGTAAATTTGACCGTTAAAGAGCCTGCGCAATTCAAAGGTGTTTACATATTAAATGAGCCATTCAGAGGCAGCAACGGTCAATTAAACAACTTTCCGTATGGCTTTCTGCCGACCTATCACAAGTACAGGTTGAAATGGTTGGATGAATTGAATATGGGAGCAAATATTTTCGTTGGCTCAATGGCAGATGTTTTCGGAGAATGGGTACCCGAAGAAATCATAAAAGAAATATTTGATACTTGCAAAAAACATCCCCAGCACAATTATTTGTTCCTTACCAAAAACCCGAAAAGGTATATCGAATTGGCAAAACGTGGCTTATTGCCGGAAGATAAAAATATGTGGTACGGAACATCGGTACCAACACAGGAAACTCAATACTTCTTCTCTGACAAACACAATTGCTTTATAAGCATCGAGCCTCTGCTTGCAGAATTCGATACAGGAACAATCGACAAAAACGTTGATTGGGTAATTATCGGAGCAGAAACAGGACAGAGAAAGGCAAAGGTAATTCCTAAAAAAGAATGGGTTGATTACATTGTTGCGGAATGTGACAGTAAAGAAATCCCGGTATTTATGAAAGATAGCCTTATCTCTATCGTGGGAGAGGAAAATATGAGAACAGACTGCCCTCCCGGCATTGCAAATGTCAGACCTGCAAAAGAACTTCAAAGCCGTAGATATGATGAATGTTTCTACTGCAAAAAGCAACAGCTTATGACAAATATGGTCTGCCTGATGTATAAGAGAAAACGCAGAGGTCCGCAGAAAAAATTATGCTACGTCTGCGAGGATTGTTTCAAAGAAAAATTTGGAGGTGTCGAAAGTGAAGAAACGCAGTTGCAGAATGACAAGTGAGGAAAAGGCGGTGCACGAATTCGCCGTAAAGGTAAGAAAAATGACAGACCGTCAGTTGTACGATTTTGTCAATGAGCATAACGAGGATTCTAACAAGGTCAGCGACTTTCTTGGTCGCCTTGGTGCGAATAATGTAAAAGGCGTTGGTCCTGCAACATTTAACAATATAAAGCAATTTGCAATTAAGGAGGGATTTGTCGTTGGGAATTAGTGCGACGGAATATCGGCAGCTTTTGAAAAATCTCGGTAAAGACGTGCCGGAGGAGAAAAAGAAAAGTAAATATAATTCTCGGAAAGTATGGGTTGACGGAATACCATTCGATTCGCAGAAGGAGGCTGATTATTATTGTCAGTTGAAACTACTCCACCGAGCAGGCGTAATTGATGGATTTTGCAGACAGGCAAGATTTATTATTACAACCGGTGATGATGAAACAAAAGCTACCGAATACGTTACTGATTTCGTAATCTTCTTCCCGGACAAAACCTATAAGATTGTAGATGTTAAAGGTATGGAAACAGAGGTGTTCAAACTCAAAATGAAGAGCCTCAAGGAGAAATACCCCAAAATAAAAATAGAATTGGAGAAATGATTTTTATGAAAGTTGAAAAATATGAAATTGCTAACAAGCTGAGAAAACTCAAAAACATACTCAATAGACGTCTGGAAGGCGTTGAAATGAATGGTGTACTCTTCAAAGATAATTGTCTTTATGCAACAAACCTTGAAATCGGCATCAAGGCAACCGTAACATCGGAAAACAATGGGGAAAGTTTTATAATTCCCAAAGTGGCAATTGAGCTCATAGAAAACCTGCCTGACGGACCGGTGGAAATTACGGCGGCCGAAAACTCAATCACTATCAAAAGCGGCACAATCAGAAACAAATATCAGACCGTTTCGGTGGATACATATCACGTGATGCAGCCGCCCGATATCGAAAACAACAACGTTACTGTATCCAGCGGAGAGTTTTTCGATGCACTTGATTCTGTTTTATATGCAGTATCAGAAAACACCGCAAAAGAGGCGTTAAAGGGTGTCCTGCTTGATGCTCACGACGGAGAACTTAACATTGTGGGTTGTGATGGCTTTAGGATTGCCTGGAGCAAAATCAAATACAACGAGAATTTCAAGGTTATCATCCCGAAAAGCACAATCAAACAGATACTTACATTCGGTATCAGCGGAAATATCTCTTTCGCATGGGATGATAAGAGTATCCGTTTTAAGTCTGAGGAATACGAGGTTACATCAAGAATACTTTCGGGCGAATTTATCGACTATAAGAAAATGTTTGTTGACTATCCAAACCAAACGATTGTTGACCGTAAGAACATTATAGAGTGCTTGAAAAGAGCGATAATCTGTTGTGATGATAAGACCAAAAACGCTTTGAAATGTAATTTTAACGAAAACATACTCTCTGTAAATCTCCATAAAAGCAATTCGGAATATGAGGAAAGCGTCAATCTCGAAGTGCCTATCGAAGAGCCTGTGGAAATCGGCTTTAATGTCAGATACTTGCTTGATGCAATGAATTCATTTATGAGCGACAAAGTATCCGTGAAGCTCGGAACAGGGATGCAGGCTATGATTATTGACGACGGAGACCTCAATGCTATGGTGCTGCCGGTTAGATTGTAGGAGGCGCTTATGGTAATAAAGGAATTAAGCAAAGAGCTGATAAATGTTGCCAATAATAACAGTTTTGGAGGAAAAAGAGGCGATATTTCGGAACACGAGTACAAAGTGTATGCACAACGGATCCTCGACTTCCCTATATCAGACGAAAAGAAGCAAAAACTCCTTAATACGTTATATGACAAATGGTCCAAACTGTTAAGCTATGAAGCTCAACACGTGAGCGTTGCCGTTGCCGGCGGCTCAAACTATAACGCCAAGCGTCTCGACAAGAGCGATAAAGTCTTTGAATTGACCTCTGAAATCGTTGAATGGTATGAGAACATAGTAAAACAGGTCGATACATCTAAAAACCGACTGAGCAGGATTTCAAGCCTCATTCAAGCGATTACGTGGGGTGTATCTGGTGGATACAACGTAACAAACGATTGGAGAAAGCTTGCAGAAATCAGCAAAGAGGATTTCAAAAAGACGTATGAAACCCTTAATGAAAAATACCCCTTCAAAAAGAGCACTGTCGCATACAAATTGTATCACGATTTGGATAACGTGCAGGAAAAGAAAAAAGATGCATTTTACGACAATGCGGATTATGAAGCTTATACGGAGGGAGACAGAGCCTATATTAAATTCACACTTAAACCGAAACGGCAGCTGATTATAGCGTTGAAAAGTCGTGGTTGGTGGTGGAATGCTCACGAAAACGCTTGGAGCACTTACCTTGATAAGCTCGACAAAGAGTGGGTTTGCTCTATAAGCGAAAGATACAAAGATTATATTTAATGACTGTGTCCCGGAGGTTTATCCTCCGGGAACGGATAAGGAGAATTTATTATGATTGCTATGATAATTATATGTGCAGTCGAACTGCTCTTAATCGTTGCGTTGTGCAGATGTTGCCACAACCTTGAAATCGACAGAAACAAATACAGGCGGGATTGCAGAAAAAAAGAAGGACAAATCAGCAACCTTAAGAGTGAAAACCTTAATCTGTCTGAAAACCTCCGAAGAACAGAAAATCAAAATAAAAAGCTGATTGATGACTTGTTGTTTTTGAGGCTACTTTGCGCAAGTGTTGATATTTGCTCACGGACAGGAGCATCAATAAAGTTTAGGAGGCGTATAAACGGTGAAATCGGAAACGACTTTTGATGATGTTGTATATGTGCCGGTATATAAGGGCGACAGGTATTTGTATCACGAATGTAGCGAATGCGGATACCACGTTGAAATCCGTGAAAGCGGTTTTGTTCCGTTGAATTTTGGAAATCATTTCAAATTTTGCCCGAACTGTGGTAAGCCGGTTATACGTTTTGCGAATCTCCCTAAATTCATAGAAGAATTCAATTATGCGGTTTTCGAAAAGATTGATGCCTTATATAAAGAGTACAGAGATAAGCTTGACTACTATTGCAGGGTTACACTTACGCCGGCAGAGCTCGAAGAAATGGTGTCAAAGTGTAAATTTGCCGTAGAACTCTATAACAATGGTGGCAGTTGTGTTTCGCCGGCAGTATCAGCAGTTGCGAAAATGAGCACGAAAAAGTGGAATCATTGGGAGGTAAAGAAACTGATTGAAAGGGTGGAAAAATGAAAGCTGTTCTTAAATACCCCGGAGGCAAATGGCGTATTGCAGATTGGATAATTTCGCACTTTCCGGAACACAATGTCTATCTTGAGCCTTTCTTTGGAAGCGGAGCAATATTTTTCAAAAAGCCACCAGCGTACATAGAAACAATAAACGACGTCGACGGAGATATAGTGAATTTATTTAAGGTTTGCCGAGAGTATCCCGAAGAGCTTGCCGCCGCAATCAACCTTACCCCTTTTGCAAGAGAGGAATTTAATTCCTGTTATGATACGGAAAACGGAAATCCTGTTGAGAGAGCAAGGAGAACACTTGTAAGGTATCATCAATCTTTCGGAACAAGTAACAGCTCAAGAAACAGTTGGAAAAACACACAGACTGCAGGAGGTCCAAGATGCGCAACAATGTGGAACTATCTGCCTGATACCGTGATTGAATGTTGTGAAAGATTAAAAGAGGCTCAAATCGAAAGCATAGATGCAGTGGAACTGATTGAGAGATACAACGATGCAGACACCTTGATTTACTGTGATCCTCCGTATTTGCAGGATATCAGAAAGAAACGCATTTATAAGAATGAATACACCGAAGAACAGCACATAACGCTTCTTGATACCATTCTGAAAAGCAAGTCAAAAATAATAATAAGCGGATATGACAATCCGCTATATAACGAAAAATTGTCAAAATGGCAATCAATGGTGCGAGCTTATTGCATCAGGGAGAAAAACAATCGAGGTAAGGAAAACGAAACCGAAGATAGCAATACCTTTCAAGTGCTACATCTATATGACGGATAACAAGAAGCAAGTTTTAAGCTTGCTTGACAATCCGACACCATACTGGGAAACGTTACACTTCGGCAAGGGCAAAGTCATAGGCGAGTTTGTGTGCGACAAAATCGGCACAGACAGGACATTCGGACACGATGTTTCTTTCTATGCCGAAGCGCGTATGAGTGATGTTGATATCGCTTCTTATTGCGTGAATCCCGAAATGTATTGTTGGCACATATCGGACCTTGTAATCTACGATAAGCCGAAAGAGTTGCGCGAATTTATTATCTTTTGTCCCGAGTGGGAAAAAGGGTATTTTGATTACAAATGTATGCATTGCAAGCATTATTTTTGTAATGATTCGGATATGAGGCACGAATGCACGGTTGAGGGAGAAATTCCGATTACAAGACCTCCTCAGAGTTGGTGCTATGTTTCGGAGGCTGAGTATGAATAGAAAAGAAACAACGAAATTTTTGAGCGATTTGCTTGTTTCTCACAGACTTTCGGGAATGGGAAAATACTATGCAAGCGAGGTAACGCTTGATTACGGCCAAGGCAAAGGTAACGAAAAACGTGTTGACTTTATGCAGTTTGTTCCGGAAAACCAACTCTGCACCGCTGGTATAGAAAAAGGGATTTTTGTTTGCTACGAAATAAAGAGCTGCAAGGCTGATTTTAACAGCGGACACGGCTTGAACTTCGAGGGTGACAAGAATTATATCGTTACAACAATGGAGGTTTACAAGGAGATTATACAAGACATCCAACGTAAAATCCCGCACCACGTGGGCGTAATGGTTTCTTGCCCTTATCATATTAACCCTGCGGATGATTTTCAAAACCCTACACCGGTTGATGAAAAAAGCGTCGTTTGGGATCTGAAAATTATAAAACAAAGCCACCCGGCATATAGAAATCGCTCTATGGCAGAATTGTTGTTCTGTATGCTGAGGTCTGGGAAGTGAGGTGCGAAAATGGTTTGTAAATGCAAAACCCCTCCCAAAAAACCCTGTGACCATTGTTATCATTGGTTTGAATGTTGCGATTACGGAAATCAGCCTGAAAAATGCGATAAGTATAATAATCAAAACAAGAAAATGCGAAAACGTTCGACGAAAGGTGGTGAGTGATAAATGAAAAAACTGTTGCGTTGGCTTAGATACGGAAATGATTGCGAACATTGCCCTTATGGTTGGTGTGTGAGAACATCATACGAATATGACGAATGGGATGGCGGTTGCTATATAAAAGGCGATAAGTGGGAAGAAAAAAGATGCAGACTTTTGCCGCCATACAAAAACATAATCGGGTTTTTCAAAAAACGAAAAGCTATATATTTTGAAAATCATTATTACGACAACTTTCCAGAGCATTGTCAACGAGAAGAGATTCTTAATGAAAAACTCAAAGAGCTTATAGATAAATATCTGCTAAGTCGTGGTTTATATTATGAGCTCGGAGAGGGCGAATACATAAAAATAGAAGACAGTGATATGTTTAGTGATTTTTGGAGGATTCGTTCTGAATATGAAGAGTTTGCACATCCTTTTGTTTATAAATCACTTAGAACAGAGTGGAAAGAACTTATACGCAAAACATTTAATAAATTTGTCGATAAATTTAAACCATATTTTTGCGAATAGAAAGGCGGTGAAAATGATGCAGTATAGACTTAAAGTGTGTCCCAAATGCAAGAAAAACAAGCACAAGCACTACGGACAAAACATAAACCTTGTTAAGATTGGATACCCTAAATTTTTCAAAAAGTATGTTGTTAAATGCTTTGATTGTGGCACCACGACAAAGCGAACATTTACAATGACCGGTGCAATAAAATTATGGAACAGGAGGAAAGTGGAATATGGCAATAGTCGAGGTAAAAAAGCCAACAATAATAACGCTTGAGTTCAGACAAGAAAAGAGCGACGAAGATTACGGCTCTTGCTTGTGGGCGAGGTTTGTAATTGATACGGAAAACTACGAAATGCACATCACGTCCGATTGCGGAAATTACGGATATGGCTGGGTGCCTACACCAGATGTCGAAAGTTTCTTGTTGCTCTTGACAAGAATGGATTCGGAATATTTGCTCGGAAAGATTGCATCAGAGGATACAGTAGACACAGAGGAAACATACATCAAAATCAAGGACCACCTTGAATATGTAGCATATCCCGATACGCTGGAGGAAGTGGATGTCGATGTGGAGGACTTACAGGCTGCTTGTAGCTACTCTAAGCAACGTGATGTGGTCGATTCTGTGATGTCCGCCATAAGGCACTCTGACATTTATGACAAGGTGGGCGAATTTGATTTATATGAGTATGTATGTATGACCTTTTCTGCATCGCAAAAGAAGATTGGCGAAGTGTTCAAGAAGTACATTCAACCTAAAATCAGAGAGTTGCTGAAAGAAGGCGAAAACAGTGCTGATTAACCTTTGGGTTAGAGATAATAGAGACGGCTCAATTCATCAAGTCGGTACAGACGTTCACGATAGCATAAATTTTATGGATGGAAAGGTTGTGTATTACAATCTGCAGAACGGAGGCGGCACATTAAAACCAAACGATCCAGACGGATATGATTTTGTAGAGCCTCCCGACTTGGATGATTACATACCTGTAACACAGGAACAGTTATATCTTAATCGCAAATTGGTACACGAAGATATAATGAAAATGATTGCAAAGAAAGCGGATGAAAACGCCGCAAAGCGTAATAATTCTTGAAAAAACGTAATAAAACACGAAGAAATGGAAGGACAGTGATTAAAAATGAAAAAATTACTCGCAATACTGATTGTATTTATTTTGTTGCTCGGCTTGACCGCCCATGCTGAAAATGACGGATACGTGGATTATACTGTTACCGCATCGGCGTTGAACGTGAGAGCATACGGAAGCCTTGAGGCACAAATAATCGGCAAGCTATACAGAGGAAATACCATCAAGGGCGACAATCTCGGAAATGAATGGGTTAATATCTCATACAACGGGACATCTGCCTACGTAAGCAGACAATGGCTGACACCCTCCTCTGCCTCTACCGGCGGCGGTCAATTGGTTTATCTCGGTACATATTACGCAACCGGTTATGATATTTGCTACGATTGCAACAAAAATACACACGGCATAACTGCAAGTGGTGTTCCGGCAACAGTCGGCCGAACAGTTGCAATGCAAGGTGTGGCATTCGGTACACAGGTATATATCGAGGGTATAGGTTACAGAGTTGTTGAAGACAGAGGATGCAGAGCTGGCATTATTGATATTCTTTGCAGTAACCACGCAGAATGTTATAAGATAACCGCATACAGAAAAGTATATATCGTAAAGTGAGGTGGTTAATGAAAATGGCAAATACCGAAAATACGAAAAAACACTTGATTTCAAATGATTTCAAATGTTATCAGATTTAGAAAGAGAGACGTTCCCCCACAGACCAATTCTAATATTTTTAATATTTGAAACGGAGGAACGCAAAATGCAAAAATTTGAAATGGAAACAACCGAAATTATAAGATTAGCATCCGAGGCAGGAGCAAAGGCGGCTCTCGCTACTCTCGAAAGCGAAAAAAAGAGGTCCGTCAAGGAGTGGCACGATAAAAGGCTATATAATACAAAGCTCCTGTTGAAGAATTATCGTATGTTGAATGAACATATAAACAGCGCCGTCTTTGAACAATCCAAAATTGACGATTATATGAAAGAAAGTGCACAGGATATACTTGAAATGATGTGGGGAAACAACGACAGCAGCGTTGTTGTTGACTCCATAAAACAGAGTGTCGAGAGAACTCGCATTATTATGTCGCATGTAAATATGATGTTGGATTTATACGAAACATTTTGTATGAAATCATCCAAAGAAGAAGATTGTCGCCGTTGGCGTGTCACAAAAGCGATGTATATTTCGCCCGTAATTACTACTGCGGAAGAAATCGCAAAAGAGGAACACATCGAGAAAAGGACGGTATACAGGGACATTGACGCTTCGGTTGAAAGAATTTCAGCATTGATTTTCGGTATAAATGGTCTGAAAAAGTAAGTGATACCAAATGTCACAAAGATGTCATTGACGTGTCAATATAGAGTGTGTTATAATGTATGTGTAAAATTTTATATCGCATACGCTGGGCTGCCATTCCGAAGGATGGCAGCTTATTTTATGCACAGGATTGGAGGATAGTTGTGTAAATGTGCGTTGCTCCTTTGCAGGCTCAGACAAATCGCCATTGTTTGAGAGAAATCAAAGATTTGTAAAGGAGGACTTTCAAGTGTACGGAATTATCGTATTATTGACGTATGCCGTTGTGATGATAGCGGCTACACTACTATTCACCAAGAAGGAAACGACTGCCGAGGGATTTCTTGCGGGAAATCATAACCTCGGCACTGTTGTTTCTGCATTAAGCGTTGCGGCAACGTGGATATGGGCGCCATCCCTTTTCACGTCAGCAGAAAAAGCATACACAAACGGATTGCCCGGACTATTTTGGTTTCTGGTACCGAATGTGCTATGCTTATTTTTCTTTATACCTTTTGCAAAGAAAATCAGAAAAGAACAACCGACAGGCATATCTCTTTCGGATTATATGTATAGTAAATATAACTCCAAGGGCGTTAAAAAGGTATATACCTTTGAGCTCGGAGCTTTGTCTATGCTCTCTACCGCCGTTCAGTTGTTGGCCGGAGGAAAAATGTTAAGTCTTCTAACCGGTTTACCTTTGATTTTAACAACAATAATCCTTGCGATTATAGCATTTTCGTATTCTCAATTTTCGGGAATTAAATCATCGGTGCTTACAGATGCGTTGCAAATGGTATTTATGCTCATTACAGGCGTTTCTCTTGCCCTCTGTACCTTTAAGTTTACGGGAGGATATGGAAACCTATTAAACGGATTAAGCGGGCATACAGGCGAATTTGGCTCGTTATTTTCAAAGAGTGGTTTAGATGTCTTTCTTGGTTTCGGACTTCCTACGGCAGTTGGGTTGATAGCAGGTCCTTTCGGAGACCAAAGCTTTTGGCAGAGAGCTTTCGCAGTTAATAAAAACAAAATCGGCAAAGCATTCGGATTCGGTGCTATACTATTCGGCATTATACCTTTCTCTATGGGTATGCTCGGATATATGGCAGCGGGAACGGGCATGCCAGTTTCAGACGTAAGTGTTGTAAACCTCGAATTGATAAAAAATCTGTTTCCGAATTGGGTGTTGCTCCCGTTCTTATTTATGATTATATCGGGACTGCTCTCCACCGTTGACAGTAATCTTTGCTCATTCGCATCATTGATGTATGACAAAGAGAAAAAATTCGATGTTAAGAAATCAAAAATCGGTATGATTGCATTACTCATAATCTCTGTGGGCATAGCAAACATCCCTGGATTAACTGTAACACACTTATTCTTACTGTATGGCACGTTCAGAGCCTCTACAATGCTTCCGACTGTAATGACATTAAAAGGTGTTAAGCTAACGGCAAAAAGCGTTTATCTCGGCGTTATTATCGCCCTGTTACTCGGTATGCCGATATTTGCTTATGGAAACATTGCCAATATTGCCATTATGAAAACAATAGGCAGTTTGACAACAGTATTAACATCGGGAATTGCGGCTCTGATTATAACAAAGCTGGAGGTGCGAAATGAAACCTCTTGCTAAAAAACAGACCACTACCAATGATATGTGGCTTGATGCAGTCAAGAACGTGGAAAGCCTTGTATCAAGGGAAGAATTAGACCTTGCAACCCGATTGACAGTCGATGAAATCAAGAAGACTGTCAAAGGCAAAAAAGCAGCTTATGCGTGGAGTGCCGGCAAAGACAGTATTGTTCTTGCCGATATATGCGAGAAAGCAGGCATCACAAATTCAATGATTGGTATGTGCAATCTCGAATATCCTTGTTTTCAAAAGTGGGTTTATGAGAATAAGCCTGCAAACTGTGAAATTGTAAACACAGGACAGGATATGGAATGGCTTGCAAAACACCAAGATATGCTATTCCCGCAGAATAGCACGAAAGCTGCACGATGGTTTGCTATTGTTCAGCACGCCGCCCAGAGAAAGTATTTCAAAAACCAAAACCTTGACATTTTGGTTTTAGGACGCAGAAAAGCAGACGGGAATTACGTGGGTGGAGCTGATTCAATATACACAGACGGAAAAGGTATCACAAGATACAGTCCGTTGGCTTCGTGGAAACACGAATACATTTTGGCTTATATTCATTATAACAACCTTCCATTACCGCCTATATACGATTGGAAAAACGGATATGTGTGCGGTACACATCCTTGGCCGGCTCGTCAGTGGACACAATCCATTGAAAACGGGTGGCAGGAGATTTATGGAATTGATAAAAGCATAGTTGAGGATGCTGCAAAGCACATCGACAGCGCAAAAAGATTTATGGAGGGTATAAAATGAAAATAGTTAAAATGAAAATATCCGAGTTGAAATGCCCGGAGCAGAACATCAGGATACACACAGAAAAACAGATACAGGAATTTGAAAGAAGTGTAAAGATGTTCGGTCAGATTAGACCGATTGTTGTGGATGATGATAATGTAATCCTCTGCGGCAATGGTCTATATGCTACTCTTGTGAAAATGGGAATAGATACGGCCGACGTTTACAAGGTTACAGGATTAACCGAAAACCAAAAGAAAAAGCTGATGATAGCTGACAATAAAATCTATGGTTTAGGTATAGACGACCTTGACACGTTTAACAAATTCCTTTCGGATCTCGGAGAAGACCTTGACATTCCGGGGTTTGATGAAAGTATCCTTAAATCAATGGTGGCTGAGGCTGAAGACGTAACCGAAAAAATATCGGAATACGGTACCATTGATGATGAAGAAATCAAGGCAATCCAAGCGAGCAAGGAAAGAAAAGAGGCGTTAATGGCAAATCCACCATCTAACGAGCCGGAAGAAGACCAAACCGACGACGATGCTATCTCAAATGATAACAGCCCCCATCAGACCACACCGCCCGAGCCGACAGAAACACAAAAATCTGTAATTTGCCCCGAATGCGGGTGTAGAATATGGCTATAATCAGAAATCAGGCAAACATTGATGTTGTAGAGGCGGCAGAAATAAGACTTAAAAACGTATTCAAAAACGGCGTAACGGTCTATATGTCTTTTTCGGGCGGAAAAGACAGTCTGTGCTTGTCGCAACTCATTATAAACCTTGCTCAACGTGGGGAAATAAATCTCAATCAGCTTGTGGTGCAATTTATTGACGAGGAGGCAATATTCCCCTGCATCGAAAAGACCGTCTTGGAATGGCGGAAAAAATTCATACTTCTCGGAGCAAAGTTTGAATGGTATTGCATAGAGGTAAAACATTACAACTGCTTTAATGAACTGACAAATGACGAGACGTTTATTTGTTGGGACAGATACAAAGAAGATGTGTGGGTAAGAAAACCTCCCTCTTTTGCAATTCGTTCGCATCCTTTGTTAAAGCCGAGAAAAGACGCATATCAAGATTTTTTACCAAGACTTTGCGTGGATGGGATAACAATAACCGGTGTAAGAGCTGCAGAATCGATACAAAGACTTAAAAACATAGCAAAAATGAATTCCTCCGGGAAGAAAATCACACACAAACGTCAAATATTACCCATTTACGATTGGGCCGATAAAGACGTTTGGCTCTATTTGAAGGAGCAACACGTAGATATTCCCGAAATTTATTTGTATCTATGGCAAGCCGGCACAGGAAAAGGTCAGTTAAGAGTTTCACAATTCTTCTCTATCGATACCGCACGAAGCCTTGTAAAAATGAATGAGTATTACCCCGACCTTATGGAAAGGGTTATCCGCAGAGAACCTAACGCTTACCTCGCCGCATTGTATTGGGACAGTGAAATGTTCGGCCGCAGGAGCAGAAACAGAAAAGCTCTTGAAAATGAACAGGAAAAAGACTACAAAGCATTATTGCTGACGATGTTCAGCGATTTCGACACATATTTCACTACCGAGCACAAGCGATATGTTGCAAAACGTTATAAAAATTTCTTTATGCAGATAAGCTCCTTTGCAGACCAGCGTGATTTCAAGATGATTTACGAAGGACTTATTTCGGGAGATCCTAAATTACGAACTTTCAGAGCATTATTCCAGAGGATATACGGAAGATATATCGATAATGCAAAGAAAGCGAGAAAGGAGGGAAATCCGAATGCAAAACAGTAAATTATTTGCCCCTCTTACCTCTTTGCAATGGGTTGACAGGAATTCTTTGAAACCTAACGATTATAACCCGAATAAAGTTTCAAAAGAAAACCTTAAACTGTTGGTACAGTCGATTATGACAAATGGCTGGACTCTTCCGATTGTTGTCAGGAAGGATTTAACCATAATTGACGGATTCCACCGGTGGACTGTTGCAGGTCAAGAGCCTTTATATACCGCTTTAGGCGGAAAAGTGCCGATTGTTATAGTTGAACACAACGAACAAAGCGAAGATATATACGGCACTGTAACACACAACAGAGCAAGAGGTACACATCTGCTTGAGCCGATGAAAGCCATTGTTAAAAAGCTTATGGATAGTGGTAAAAGCGTTGAGGAAATAGGCAAACAATTAGGTATGAAGCCAGAGGAAATATTCCGTCTTTCTGACTTCTCCAAAGAGGATTTTTTGACCTTAATGGTAAAAAATGGAAATCAGCACAGCAAGGCAGAGTTTTTTACCAACATATAGTGAAAATCCGAAACAACTTTATTATAGCGAGGTGGTGAGAATGTAATGGACACAAGAGAGCAAGCCTTTAAGGACTACAAAAAAGGAATGAAGTATAAGGACATAGCAGAAAAATACGGAGTTTCTTTAAGTGCAGTCAAATCTTGGGCGGCTCGATATTGGAATAATAAAAAAGACAAGGGCAAGGATGCAACAAAAGGAAAAAAAGTTGCAACCGGTAAAGCTGATAAGTCGCAACCAAAATCAAGGGGAGCACCAAAGGGAAACAAGAACGCTCTTGGTAATAACGGCGGTGCTCCTGTCGGTAATACAAACGCCTTGAAACACGGAGGGTATTCGGCAATATATTGGGATACTCTTGACGAAGAAGAAAAGGAACTTATCGACACTGCAGAAACAAACGAGGAAGAGTTGCTTATTCAGCAGATACAGTTATTCTCCGTAAGAGAAAGACGTCTGATGAAAGCTATTAACAAATATCGAACTGTTGAGCAGGAAAAAGGCGGTCTGGCAGTATCGGGTGTCATTACATCACACCAAAAAAGAACATTCTCCGATGATGAAATAGGAAAGCTTGAACAGGAGAGATATAACGAACTGCGGGAAAATAAGATTGAAGAGGGCAAAATAAGCTATCTCGGATTTGATAAATTCACACAGACCACCACAGAGGCGACATATAACATCATATTACGGCTTGAGCGTGAGCTTACTGCCGTACAATCCAAAAAGACAAAGTGTATAGAGGCTCTTGCGAAGTTGCACGTTGACGGCGACAGCGATAGTGACAAAGACCTTGTCGATGATTGGATTACTGCCGTAAAGGAGAGTGCTGACGATGAATAGACTTGATTTCTTTAAGCAACGTATCCCGGCATATAGAAAAGATGTTGCATTGTTCGCAAAAGAACAATTCGGCTTTAATTCTGATGATTGGCAAAAAGCGGTGTTTGCCGATGTGGTAACAGATAATCGTGTAAGTGTTAAATCCGGGCAAGGTGTTGGAAAGACTGCTGCAACTGCGATAATCGTATTGTGGTTTTTGACGTGCTTCCCTTATCCGAGGATTGTTGCCACTGCACCAACAAAGCAACAGCTCAATGACGTGTTGTGGAGTGAAGTTGCAAAATGGCAAGAAAAGAGCCCTGTTCTTAAACGCATATTGAAGTGGACTAAAACTTATATCTATATGAAAGGCTATGAGAAACGCTGGTTTGCAGTAGCAAGGACAGCAACAAAGCCTGAGAATATGCAAGGTTTCCACGAAGATAATATGCTTTTTATCGTTGATGAAGCCTCCGGCGTAGCTGATGCAATAATGGAGGCAATACTTGGTACATTATCAGGCGAAAATAATAAACTGCTTATGCTTGGAAACCCGACCAAAACGTCGGGCGTTTTTTATGATAGCCATACAAGAGACCGTTCCCTTTATAAATGCCATACTGTTAATTCCGAAACAGTATCAAGGGTAAACAAAGCCAATATTGAAGGCTTGAAACGTAAATACGGAGAAAACAGTAATGTTGTTCGTGTGCGTGTGTATGGTGAATTTCCAATGCAAGAGGATGATGTCTTTATTCCTCTGTCGTTGATAGAAAAGTCTATAATGACGGACTTTGACGAAGACGAGAAAGTCTTTCAGATAGACATCGGATGCGACGTTGCTCGATTCGGTGATGATAAGACAGTAATCGGATATAGAGTAGGTCGAAAGGCTGAAATATATAAAAAGTTTCACGGTCAGGACACAATGAAAACTGCAAAGATGGTCGCCAATCTCGGCTTGGAGCTTATGGAAAAGCACAAGCACATTAAATGTATTCCAATAAAGGTTGACGATGGCGGCGTTGGTGGTGGCGTTGTTGACAAACTGCGTGAGCTTAAAAGGGATTATCCGAAAAGGTATTCTTGGATGATGATTGTCCCGGTACATTTCGGAATGCCGATAAAGCACAAGTATTACAGCGATACAACGACTTATATGATGTCAGTTGTTAGAGATTTGATATCAGACGTTGACGAAGACGGAAACCCTAAAGAGGTTGAACTGATACTCCCTAACGATTCAGACCTTGTCGGTCAATTATCGTGCCGCAAATACGATTTCAAAGGGAATGGCAAACAATACGTGGAAAGCAAAAAGGATATGAAGGAGCGTGGCTTAACCTCGCCCGACGAAGCTGATTGCATTTTGCTTGTATGTCTCCCGGTATCAAGAAAGAACTTTAACAGGAAGGAGAATACCGATAAATGAGTAAACATAATGGTCCTGCCGCTCAAAAGCAGGGCGGCAGAAAAATAAATGCTCAAATTATTAAGTCTGTTGAAAAGCCTATAATGAAGGCTGACACAACAACAGCTATCGAGGACGACAGACGTGCCTCGTCGGTGTGGCTTAGTCCTCCGACAAATCTGCTCGGTTATCAAGTGTTGGTGGATAATTCAACAATCTTGCCGCAGTGTATATGTGCTTATAAAAACAATATCGCAGGCTTTGGTCTTGGTATTGAGTACATAGAAGATAACCAAGAGGAAACGCCTGAAATGGTGGCAGAATACACACGTGCGACAGAACTGCTCGACCTATTAACTGTCGATATGGATATTAAGCAGATGTTTGAGAACGTCATTGAAAGCAGAGAAACATACGGAATATCCTATGTCGAGGTTGTAAGGGATTTTGAGGGAAATGTCGTACAGGTTGAATTCATAAGAGATACCCCCACTATTCGCAAATCCGTTGTCTTTGATGATGTAGTCGAGGTTGATTACTACTACAAGGGCAGCATCATCAAGCGTAAAAAGCGTTTCCGTAAATACTATCAGCAGAAAAATGGTAAAACTGTATATTTCAAAGAGTTTGGGGATCCCCGAATAATGGATTTACGGACCGGTGATTATTTAGCTAATGATAATACAGTTGAGGCGAACTACCACGCTAATGAAATATTGGAGTTTTCTATCGGCACAAACGATTACGGAAAAGTACGCTGGGTAGGTCAAATTCTTGGAATAGACGGAGCGAGAAAGGCAGAAAACCTTAACAATCGTTATTTCGAGGAAGGCAGACACACACCTCTTGCTATTATCGTCAGAGGTGGAACGCTTTCGGATGAAAGTTTCAAGAAGCTCCAGACGTATATGAATGATATCAAAGGCGAAAACGGACAACACGCTTTTCTTGTGTTGGAGGTTGAGGATAGCGAAGACAAGGCAGGCTTTGAAACCGATAAGAAACCCGATGTCGAACTCAAAGACCTTGCATCCATTCTTCAGACCGATGAGTTATTCCAAGGTTATCTTGATAATAGCAGACGAAAGGTGCAGTCCTCTTTCAGATTGCCCGACCTTTACGTTGGTTATACTACGGATTTCAACAGAGCAACTGCGCAGACGGCTATGGAGGTTACAGAGGAACAGGTATTCCAGCCGGAACGTGAAAGCCTTGAATGGATTATAAACAACAAACTTCTCAACGGGTACCAATTCAAATATGTCAGAGCATATTTCAAGAAACCCGATATTTCTAATCCTGATGATTTGGTTAAGATACTCAATATCGTAGAACGTGCCGGAGGTCTTACACCGAATAAGGCAAAACAAATCGGCTTGGAAGCTATCGGCGAAGTATCCGAGGATTACGAAGGCGATTGGGGAAATATCCCTCTTGCATATCAAAAGACTACTTCCTCCTCTGCTCCTGCACAACCTCTTGACGGTGAGTTTGTTAAGGCACAAGTCGGAGAGGCAATATTAAAAGCAGAGAGCAACAACGAAATGGAACTTGTTGCAATAATGAAGGAGGTCCGTGCTCTTCTCGAAAGGAGCGGGGATGATGTGTAAATGTAAAGGCTTATTGAGTGCCATAAACGCATATATTCAAAAAGCAGATAACGACCTTGAGGAACAGCTGACATCAGAAGGTTATGCCGATGCGGAATTAACTGTTGAGGCTGCATCCGAGCTTGAGGAAAAGCTTGCAGATGCCCTTAAGATTGAAACTGCTCTTTTTACAGGGGATTTAACAGATGTTATAGACCTTGAGGAATTCTATGCTGACAGGTGGCCCGAAATAAAGGGTGCAGATGATGTCGATGCGGCATTGGCACAGGCTTTCAAAGAAGAATTTGAAAAGACTATGCCGCAGTTTATATCGTCATATATCCAGGACAGCGATTCGGAGCTTACACTTATGCAGACGAGCAAGCGTACAACTGCTTGGATTAGTGAGTGGAGCGAAGAACTCGGGCAAATTATGAAGTTGAACTCTGCCGATGAATTTGAACGTATCCTCATTGAAGGTCTTGACGAAGGATATAGCGTTGAGAAAGTAACCCGAAAGGTTATGAACAGCGGTATTCGTGATGAATACTACAAAGCACGTAGAGCATCCCTTACCGAAATGTTAAGAGCTCATTCTGTTGCCAGACAGGAAGGTATAATGCAAAGTCCGGCAGTAGAAACAAAGACGTGGGTGCATTCCGGTACCTACAAAATAAAGCCTCGACAAAATCACGTTGATATTAGTGGTCAGACTGTTCCTAAAAATCAGCCTTTCACATTAACCGGTGCAGACGGTCATACATATAATCCAATGTATCCAAGAGATAGAATTCTCCCTGTTGGTGAAACTGCGAACTGTCATTGTATCCACAGAGGTAATGCTTCTGACGATATTCTCGGAATGTCCCTTGAAGAACGCCAAGAACTTCAAAGACAGGCAATCGAGGAAGACGACGGAGCATGGGAGAAAGAACTTGATGCAAGAAACAAAGCAAAAGCCGGCATAAATGAGGAAACTATCAAAATGGATTGGTTGAAAGGCAAGACCAAGCAGGGACAGATTAACTATCTCGGCAGTAAAAGCCGCTGGGCTCTTGTTGAAAGCGGTGTAATTACCGATGATGCAGGTCTTTCGCAACTGTATCAGACGACAAAAATATCAACAGGAAAGAAAATAACTACTCGCAAAACCTTGAAATCTTTGAAAAAAGATGGTATAATTACAGTATCAAGGTACAAGGATTCGTCAGGCAAGCTGAAAGATCCGTATAAACATTCGACTGAGGGAGATTTTTCAGCGACCAAAAACCCGAAAAAGCCTGCCGGTGGTAAAAACGGCGGCAATATGACAGGCGGCGGACACTCTCAAAGTAATATTAAGAGGCTTGACGACAAAGGCATTGCATATTCTGTTACCAAGACGTACAAAAATGGTGTTCGTATTGGTGGCGTTGAAAACCACACTACCCCGAATAAGAGATTATCACAAAGCGGTCAAGCGTGGTTTCCTGCATCTTGGACGGATGATGATGTTCTTGTTGCAGGCACTTATGTTGCCAATAAGCCGGAGGTTACCATAACGAAATACGGCAGCTCGGACACAGTTGTCGGTTACGAAAAATATGGTCGATACAACGGCGTTACAGTCGGTGTTTACGTAGATACCGAAAACAATGTGGGAACAATATTCCCAGATGCACAACAAAGAAAGGTGGGAGATATTAAGTGAATACGCAAAAAGTTTCTGAACTGCTCGATTACAGAAGAACATTGTGCGGCGAAGAGCCTTGGTTTGAATCCGAATATCTCAAACCTATGATGGAAGCTCTTGGGGATGATGAAGAAGAAATCAAGGAATACATCAAAGGATGTAATGACGAGGACCTTCTCTACTTCACCGAATTGTTTGAGTATATTTACGAAAAGTTTCCGAGTGACGAGATGTGGGATTTTCTCGATGAACTTGAAATAAAAGCAGGTATGCACGATTGAGGCTTAAATGCCCTTAAATGCTCTGTAACGGTTTAAGAGTATAAACACATCAAAATTATTATTAAGCGTCCTCAACGTCAAATTAGAGGGCAAAGAGGACACGTTAAAACTTAATACTGTTAAAAAGACCGACGTCAATTACTGATTGTCGGCTTTTTTAATATTTGCAGTCTATTTTAGGCTGCTTTTTTTATGCCTATTTGAAAGGAGGTGAAAAGAGAAATGGATGCAATTCAGAAAGCATTCGCGATTTCGGATGCAAAAATCAGTTTTGTTTCGCTTGTTAATAAAGCGGCCAACAAGAAACAGTTTTTGATTACGAAGGCAGAAAACGGCTCGGCTAATTTCCTTTCAAACGGAATGATTCTCAAAAGCGATGCTGACAGTCACTATGTAACCGGTGTTGTTTATGCTCCTATGGAGGAAGACGCTCACGGGAACTATATGACCGAAGAAGAAATCAGAAAATCTGCTTATTGGTTTACCAAGAACGGAAATCAGATTGATATTCAGCACGAATTTGAGCCGATTGCTGATGCGGTAGTTGTTGAAAGCTGGATTGAAAAGGCTGATACAACAATCGAAGGTCAGCCAATCAAAAAAGGCACGTGGCTTATGACGGTAGAACTTCCCGATGATAGCGACGCTTGGGATTCCATTCAGAAAGGAGAGCTTACAGGCTTTTCAATGGGTGGTGTCGGCAAGTATAGCGAAGTTGACGATGATATTTCTGCTCTTGAAAAATCCGCAAGCACTTCCGAACAGAAGGGCATATTTGCGAGGATTGCAAAGGCTCTCGGCTTTGAGGTGGTGGAAAAAGGCACAGTAGCAGACAAATTCAAGCAGAAGACACAAAGAACATTGTTCTGGGATGCTTGGTATTCGTTGCAGGAAACCTTGTGCAGATACAATTATTTTACCGATAGAGACGAATTCGAGACCAACGAGAGCGTCATCAGAGAAGCATTGGAGGAATTCTCCGAAATCGTAATCAATACCCTTGCAGAGAAAAGCTTGACGAAATCTCTGTTGCCTGTTGAGGGTGCCATAGAAAAAGCAGGCAAAAAGTTAAGCACGAAAAACCGTGCAGCATTAGAAAATGTATATGAAAGTCTTGGCGCTTTCCTCGCCGAGACAACCGAAAAGGAGGAAAAAGAAATGGATGAAAAGGCTATCCAGAAAATGATTGACGATTCAATCAAAAAGGCTTTAGAGCCTCAGACACCAAATCCTGCACCCGCAGAGACTACCCCTGCCGGTGAAGGCGAAACCCCTATCACTGCCGACACTATCGAAAAGATGGTTGCAGCTGCAGTGCAGAAAGCTATGGGAACAGGTGAAACACCTGCTGCTCCGGCAGAAACCCCTATTACTGCTGAAAATGTTGCTGACACAATCAATGCAGCAGTACAGAAGGCTATGGAGCCTGTATTAAAAGCTAAAGGCTTGCCCGTTAATCTCAACAACGAAGGCGAAGTCAAGAAAAGCGAAGAAGAACCGCATTATATGACGGGAATGTTTTAATTAAGAGGAGGAAAAGAATATGCCTACAAATAACAAAATTGTTGCAAAAGCTACTGATCCTATTCAGACAGCTATGCTTACTTCCGGTTTGCTGAATCCGGAACAGGCGAGAAAGTTTATTCAGCAGACTTTTGATGCCACAAATCTTGGTGGCTTAATTCGTCACGAAATGCGCAGAGCAAAAAGCGGCGAAATCGACAAAATCGGTATCGCAAGCCGTATCTTGAGAAAAAAGGTGGAAAACACCGATGATGGATACAGAGCAGGCGTAGATACCACACAGATTGAATATGCGACTACTGCTGTTCGTCTGCCTTGGGAAATCACAGAGGAAACTCTTCGTGAGAATATCGAAGGTCAGCAGCTTGAAGCTATTATCACAAACTTAATGACAACCCAGCTTGGCGTTGATTTGGAAGACCTTTACCTTAACGGTGATGAAGAAACAGACTCTGATGCTGACGATTACGACTTCCTTAAAATCAATGATGGTTGGATTAAGCAGATTAAGAACGGCGGCCACGTTTATGATGCATCTGCATCTGACACAATGAGCCTTGACCTGTTCTACAAAACCCTTGCTCTTCTCCCGAATAAATACAACAACGGAAAACTTCGTTGGTTGATGTCTCCAAAGAGAGCACAGGAATGGGAACTCTTCTTGCTCAATAAAGTAATCGGTGCCGGCGGCGCTGTTCCTGAAAGCCTTTACAATGCTCCTGCAAAGATTAAGGCAATTGAATGTCCTTCAATGAGCGATGATACAATCATCCTTACAGACCCGAAAAACCTTATCGTAGTTAATACTTACGATATGAAGGTACGTAAGACAACTGAAGGTAAAGAGGCGATTATGCAGGATAAGCGTTTCTATGTTGCTCACCTTGATTACGATCCAATCATCGAAGAGCTCGACGCTACTGCTATCATTACCGGCTTGAACTAATCGGAGGTGTGATTTATGGTGAAGATTAAGCTTATCAAAGGTCGCTCATACTTGGGCGAAACAAAAGACGGCACAATCAAAGCCACTCTCAAAAAACCTGTAGTATCTGTATCTGAAGAAGAGGCAAAAAGATTGATTTCAACCGGTTATTTTGCACTTACAAAAGATGCAGACGACAAAAGTGGTAACAACGGAGAGGAAGACGGCGGAGAAAGTACCGGTGATAACAACAAAGACGGTGAATTGTTTGAAGGGGAAATCGATTCTGAAACACTCGAAGCTATGAATATCAACGAGCTTCGCGCATTTGCAAGTGAACACGGGATTGACCTTTCGGGCAAATCAAGAAAGGCTGAAATCCTCGAGGCGATTTCTGTTGCACTCGGCGGCAGCTTAACAATGTTGGATATCCAGGAATAATCGGAGGTGTGATTTATGGCAGACAGACCGTGGGTACAGCCGCAAGATGTCATAGACTACACCGAATACTCGGATGTCAAAGGTCGTAGCACTTCAAAGCTTGCTATCGACATTTCGAGAGCAGAAATGCAGATAATGTCCTATACAAACAACAAGGATTTTCTTGACGGCGAATTATACCCCTCTATCCCGGAGGAAGTTAAAAACGCCGTCATAATTCTTGCTGAGGCATTTGCTCATAATGCTATTGAAAAGACAAAGAATAAGAAATCGGAAACTTTTGACGATTATTCTTATACTGCGGAAAGCAGCGTAATTGAGGTATCCTCTCTGTTTGACGAAATTGCGCCGTTGTTGGAAGACTACAAAAAAGCGAAGGCATCAAATACTGTAAATATGCGTTTACGCAAATTATAGGGGGTGCTGGTATGTTTTTAGACTTCCTCGACCACCATTGCGATATTTATCACGCAGTTAATGAAGGGAACTCTCCGGGATATGGTTTGCCGTCCTCTGACGAGTATAGTTATCCCGAAACTCCCGACATTACGGACCAAGAGTGTCATTTTGGAATCAAAAGTGCGTCTATAAACATTGTTCAAAATGAACTGACGAACGATATGGATTCCCGAATAAAGCTCACACTTCCCTTTGGTGTTGATATTCGCGTAAATGATAAAATCGTAAGCAAAGAAACAGGTTATTCCTATATCGCTGAAATTCCGAGACACCCGAGAAATCATCACACGTTTGTTTATATTAAACGCACTGGAACGGGGAGGGCTTTGTGATGGCTGGAAACAGTATCCGCATAGACCTCTCTCAATACAGTGCGTTTTTTGCTCGCCTGCAGGCAGCGGCCAGAGGCGATTTCAAGAAAGAACTTGAACTATTTATCGAAGCTTTAGGAATTGAGTTTTTGCGGCTCTGTGAAGACGAGATAATGCGGCGTAAGGTTGTAGATACCCGATTACTGCTTAACAGTTTTCAAAAGGGCGACAGCGACAACGTCTGGATTTGGTCTGATGGAAAAATGAAGCTCGAAGTCGGTACCAATGTTGAGTATGCAAAATACGTAAACGACGGACACTGGACTTGTAGCAAAGGTGAAATCGGACGATTTATTCCGGGCGATTGGCAAGGTGATAAATTTGTCTATAATCCCGGCTCAAAAACAGGAATGTATCTTAAACAACAATGGGTAGAGGGAAAACATTATTGGGAAAGTGCATTGAAGATTATGGAAAAAATGTATCCGCAATTCCTTGATAAAAAGCTCGATGAATGGTTAAGGAAATACTTTGGTGATTTGATGTAAAGGCGGTGTTTATATGGAACAAATCGAGGCTAGTATAGCAAATTACGTCTTATCAGCTGCAGGCAAGAACATTACGCCTTATTATAACGAACTGAAAGCAGGATTTAAGGTACCATCGGTATTCTTCCCCGAAACAGACACAGGAACAAGCAGAGAGGATTTAGATACATATGCATTCAATAATGCGTGGTATATTAAATTCTTTCACTCTACAACCGATAATGCGAAAGCTATCGCAAAAAAGGTGTTAGCAAAGATTGTCGGAGGCAGATACCTTATTCCTATACTCAACGAGGATGGAACGCCCACCGGTCGAAAAATCCGTATTTCACGTGCAGAAATAAAAAAGGCTGATGATGGAGTTTATCAAATGTGGCTTGATTGGGATGAAAGCTATGAATATGACGACTTGTCAGTTAAGTCGGAAAAAATGCAGACTTATGATGTTTCTCTTAATTTAAAGGAATAGGAGGATTGATGTAACAATGAGCAAAAAGAATGTTCCCGAATCAACGGAAAACAATGTTACAGAAACCAAGAAAGCTCCGAAGTTTACTGTCGAAAAATTAGGAGCACACGCTCTTGAACTGTTCGGGGTATCCCAGAGCACGTATGCGGGAGCGACACACAATTTAGACGGCGAATACACCGTTGAAGAAATGAAAGACCATATCGACAAATGGTTAAAAAAGGAGGTAAAGTAATATGGCTGGAGGAACTTTTGATCCTAAAGTTAAAAAGGTGCGTCCGGGCAATTATATCAACTTTGAAAGTGACAAAGTTGAAAGCTCTGGAAGTGCCGTGAGAGGTATAACAGCTATACCTCTTTTCAATCACAATTACGGCCCTGTCGGTGAGTTTATCAAACTGACAAATGCTGCACCTGATGCGGCGTATGCAATGCTTGGTTATAGCGTTTATGACAACGAATTACTTCTTGTCAAAGAGGCGTTCAAAAAGGCAAGCACTGTATATGTTTACATTGTAGCCGGTGCCGGTACTCAGGCAACAGGAAGCGGCGGTGGCGTTTCGGCTACTGCTAAATATGCAGGAACAAGAGGCAACGACCTCAAATTCAGCATTGTTGCAAATCCTGTCGCTGGCTTTGATGTTACAGTTTATCTCGGTGGTGCGAAAGTATCAAACTACGAGGGCGTAACATCTGTAGCTGACCTTGTTTCAGCAGAGGATGAATATGTGACCTTTACTGCGGCAGAAGGTGCGGAACTTGCTGAAATCGCTTCCGTAGCTCTTGCAGGAGGCACATGCGAGACTGCTGCTACAAAAGATTACACAGACTTTCTTGATGCTATTGAGGGAATTACTCTCAACTCTTTTGCATTCCCCATCACAGGAGAGAGTGCAGAGAGCTTAAAGAGCTCCGTAAAATCAAAGGTTAATTACCTTTGGGAATCTTGCGGAAAGCGTGTTCACGCAGCTGTTCCCGATTTCAAGGCAGACTGTGAATTCATTATAAACGTTACAAATGGCGTTGTTCTTTCGGATGGTACCGAAATCGACAATGTAAAAGCTTGTGCTTGGGTTGCGGCTGCATATGCCGGAGCGTCTTATACAACTTCCAACACTTACGCACTTTATGAGGGTGCAGTTGACATAATCGGAAACAAACTTCACGAAGAAGCAGTTGCGGCTATCAACAATGGCGAATTCTTCTTCTCGTTCTCCGAAGCCGGTGATGTTGTTGTAGAATACGACATCAACTCACTTGTAACGTTTACTTCAAAGAAAGACAGCTCTTACAGGAAAAACAGAGTGCAGAGAGTTTTCGACAATGCAAACTCTCTTTACAAAACGACATTCCCTCCCAACAAGTACGATAACAACGAAACCGGTTGGAACGTTATGGAAGGTCTTGGAGCGTCGTTACATCTTGCAATGCAGGAAGACGGAGCAATCAAGAACGTTGACGAAAAGAACGATTTCTTGGTTGACAGAGCAAAATCAGAGGGCGACAATACATACTTCGATGTGTATCTGCAGCCTGTTGATAGCTCCGAAAAACTCTACTTCCAGGTAAGAACTAATTAAAGAAGGAGGTACAACATACTATGGGCGCAAATAAAAACAGAATCAGCTTGAGAGAAGGTAAGGTCTTTCTTGATGGCATAAAGGTTATTGATGCACAGAAGCTTTCGATTAAATTCAAGCCTGACGTTGCGACTTCCCGCGCACTCGGAGAAAGAGGCACAAGCAGACGTTACCTTGGATACGACATCGGCATTGATATGACGAATTATACGTCAAGTCCTTGGCTGAAAGATGCTGCGAAAGAGTACATCAAGACCGGCAAAACACCGGAATTTGTTATCACAGGTATCAGAGACGATAAAAATGCTGACTGCTATGATGAATTCGGCTCTGAAACCGTAACCTGTAACGGATGCGTTCTTACCGGTGATATCAGCATTTTGGAACTCGACACAGGCGGCGAATACGCTACCGACACAGTTTCATTCGGTGCGACAGAAATGGTGTAATATTTATAATCTGCCTTGCCTTGATGGTAGGGCAGATTTTATTTTAATTTATTAAACGGAGGTAATACAAAATGTCAGCAAAATCACTTAAATATTTTATGAGAGACAATACCGAGGAGGTCGTAACTGTTCCCGGACTTCCAAGTTTTAAGGATGAAAACGGAAAGGTTATCGACTTTGAAATCAAAGTCCTCACAAACGAACATATTCGTAAAATCCAAAACAACTATCGCAAAAGGTCTGTTGCGACAGACGGCAAGGGTAATCCCTATATTATCAACGGCGAAGTTGCTTGGAAAACAGAAAAAGACAACGACCGTTCTCTCCGTCACATTATGGTTGAGGCGTTTGTATATCCTGACCTTAAAGATAAAGAGCTTATGGCTCATTATAAGTGTCAGGATGTTACAGATATGCCTATGCACGTATTTTCAAACACAAAGGATTTCAACGATGCCGCACAGCTCGTTATGAAGACTTTGGGAATGATTGACAATCCTTCTGCTGATGGGGAGATTGAAGACGCAAAAAACTCATAAGGCAGATAGGCTCTGAGGCTTACTGGGCTCACGTTCTATGGCAACGTAAAGGCTTGCGTATGGAGGAATTTGAAGCGTTCCCTTCACAACGCAAGCATTTTTATATTGCCTCTGAATTGATAGAACTGGGCGACGAGCCTATATGCCGAGTAGACGGAGGTGGTGAATAATGGCTATTTTATCGGCAACATTTGAAGCGATAGATAAAATGAGCGACAAATTCGACAAAATGGCTAATAGCGGACAACGCGCCATCGATCAATGGGAACGAGCCGGTGAGATTGGCGACAACGCTTTTGAAGATACCGCAAGGGCGGCAACTCAAACTGCTCAAGCGATGGATACTGCCTCTCAATCAACAGACCATTGGACCGACAAAATCGGCAATTACGATAAAAGTGCTATGGAGGCGATATACTCCACAGAAGAGCTTGTCGAAATGGGATATAAGACCGCTGATGCATTAGACCAAGAAGCTGATGCGGCAGAAGAAGCGGCTCGTGCATCTGAAGAATACGGTGAAGGTGCCGGCGAGGCTGCGAATTCTACTGAAATGCTTGCTGATGCGATAACTGCGGCGGGCGTTGTTCAATTGTTAAGGGGCGTTGCCGATGCAACTGCTGAATGTGTAGAAAACTTCCAAGAATACCAAACATCTGTTGCGAAGGTTAATACCCTTGCGGACACATCGGTTAAATCCATTGACGACATTTCTTCGGAGATAATGGCATTGTCTGATGATGTCGGGCAGGCATCAAGTGATATAGCGGAAGCTACCTATCAGGCAATATCTGCCGGTGTTGATACTGCAAATTCTGTTGAGTTTGTTCGACAAGCTAACGAATTGGCCGTTGGTGGTTTTACATCTGCGACTACGGCGGTTGACGTTTTAACAACGGCATTAAACGCTTACGGATTAGAGGCAACAAATGTCTCACAGATAGCCGATTACCTCATTACAACGCAAAATCTCGGTAAAACAACGGTTGATGAACTTGCAAACTCTGTTGGTAAGGTTATTCCTATTGCGGCAGCTTATGGCGTAGAAATGGATAACCTTTCAACGGCATATGCGGTATTAACTGCTAATGGTATCGCTACTGCTGAAGCAGGAACATACCTTAAAGCTATGCTGAATGAGCTTGGCGATAGCGGAAGTGCCGTAACTGCAGTTTTGCTAAACGAAACCGGAATGAGTTTTGCACAATTGACCGAGCAGGGATACTCTCTCGGTGATGTAATGGCGATACTCGGCGATTCTGTTAATAACAATGCTGGTGCCTTTAATGAGCTTTGGAGCAGTTCGGAGGCTGGCGTAGGCGCTCTTTCTATTATGAATAGCGGTGCAGAAAGATATAACGATGTGCTTAACTCTATGGAATCAAGCACAGGTGCGGCATCAGAAGCGTTCAATAAAATGGCTGACACATCTGCTTTCGCAGAGCAGAAAATGGTAAATTCTGCAAAGAATTTGAAAATTGCAATAGGCGAAGATTTGTCAGGTGTTTTAGATGGGGTTTACTCTATCGGAGCAAAGATAATGGGCGGCATTACAAAAGTGGTGCAAAAATGTCCTGCGGTTACAGCTGTTGTTGTTGGTCTTGTTGGTGCTCTTGCTACGCTTGTTGTAGGCGTTACTGCATATACGTTATATACAAAGTATGCTACAATTGCAACAAAGGCATTTACCGCAGCAATGAACTCTAATCCGTACATTCTTGCGGCGACGGCTATTATCGGTGTAGTTTCTGCCGTAGCTGTTCTTGCTACAAATATGGGCGAAGCAGAAGAAGAAGTTGTAAAGCTGACTGCTTCTGCCGAGAAACAAGAGAAAGAAATCAAGGATCTCGAAAAGGAATATCGAAAGCTTTGTGATGCAGGGCAAGAAAATTCTGAAGAGGCACTTTACTTGGAATATAGAATCGAGAGTTTGAGCGAAGCCTTCGAAGGTCAAAAACAAACGCTTGAGGATTATATCACAGAATGCGAAAACTTAAATGATTCTTGGAATAATACTCTTGATACGAACAGAAATGCTATTGACGAAATCGATACAAATGAGGGTAGAACGCTCGCCCTTATAGACAGATTGTCAGAGTTAGCAAGTCAAACAGACAAAACGGCGGCTGCTCAAGAAGAAATGAAAGCCATTATGGCTGAACTCAACGAACTTCTACCTGATGTAACATTCAATTACGAAGATGTAAAAGACGGTTTGGGAGAAATTGAGGAGCTTTTGAAAAATCAAGCTACTGCCGAGGCTAATCTTCAAAAGGCTACGCAAGCACGTACCGGAATGATGGACGCCTACGAAGTGCAATATGCAGCTGAACAGAAACTTTTAGACCTTCAAGAACAAAGAGCAGCGGAAGCAGAAAAGAACGCCGATCTTGCTAAAACATACTCTGCTTATGAAAGTTGGTCGTTTTGGATAGCTTCTGGTGGTAGGGGTACAAACCCACACGAAGAGACTTACAAAAAGGTTAAGAAAGAACTTGAAGATGCTGGAAGCTCGTTTGAAGCTGTTCACAAGCAGTTGGAAGCATCCGATGCGGCACTCGCAGAATATGATAAGCAAATCCAAACTACGACAGATACAATTAACACTGCGAAATCCGATTATGACGGATACCTTGAAACTCTTATGAAGACGAGTGGTGTTTCGTTTGAATCTGTCGAAGCGTTGAATGAACTGGATAGCGTGATAGCAACAACGTCTCTTGAAATGCAGAGCTTGGCAGCTACGTATGACATTGCTTACGCTGCTGCTAAAACGAGTTTCGAGGGGCAGTTTAGTTTATTCGATACGGCGACAGCTGATGCGTCAGCAACTGTTACAAATATGCAAAATGCCCTCAATTCGCAGCTTAATTTCTGGCAAACCTACGCAGATAATGTTAATATTCTACGTGGCGTGTCAGCAGAGGATTTAGGTGTTACACAGGAAAACTACAATGAGATTATGGCTTACGCACAAAGCGGCACTGAAGAAGCTGCCGGATTTGCGGCAAGCTTGGCTCAGGCGGTAAATAGTGGAAATACCGAAGCGATTGCTACTCTTGCGAATACAGTCGGAGAAGTGAAAGCGGCCAGAGAACAGGCGGCGGGAGAAGTTGCGGCTTGGCAAGTTGATTTCGATGGACAAATGCAAAAAATCATTTCTACAATGGAAACATCCCTACAAGAAATGGATATGAGCGAGGAAGCGATAGCGGCGGCGAAATCAACAATGTCGTCATACGCTGACACTATATCCACGCAAGGAGCTTTTGCAGTTGCAAACGCAGTTTCCATTGCAAATCAAGTAAGAGAGGCTTTGCAAAGTGCCAGCACCACAATCAATATCGGCGTTAGCGGTGGAGGAACGACTGGCACAGGCTACGCAAGTGGTACAGACTTCGCTACTCCTGGATGGCATTTAGTCGGTGAAAACGGTCCTGAAATCGTTGAGTTTGGCGGAGGGGAAACTGTATATCCGGCAGATGAAACAGCGCGCATGCTCGCAAATTACAGACCTACACCGCTTAATACAAATGTCCCGGAGAGCTTAACCGGTCAGAAAACTCAAGACGTTTCGACAAGGGATAAGCGCATTGTGGTTGCTATCGAGGGCGGCGGCGAAATTACAGTAAACGGCAATGTTGATAAAGACGCTGTCGTTGAATTGCTTATAGCGAACTTAAAGCCTGCATTACTTTCTGTATTGCAGGAGGAAGTTTTTGAGGAAGGAGATGGAAGCTACGAGTACTAGAAATGAAATATGGCTCACGTTCAACAACGAAACGGAAAAGATACATTTTCCTGTGAATCCCGAAAAAATCACAGTCGTTTGTGATGGTAAAGTGGATAAAGTCGACATTGTCGGCTTGGGCGAAATTCTCATTAAACAGGACCGGCCGGCTATGGAAATAAGTTGGCAATGCTTTCTCCCTTCCACGTACTTCCCGGGAATGAATTTTGAAGTAGTCTATGATCCGTATTGGGTAGCAAACAGGATTAACGGGTGGAAAGAAAAAGACGGTCCTTGCCACCTTATAATCACAAACACTCCTGTAAACCTTTATGTGCTTGTCGAAAAATACAAGCTGTGGGAGGTCGGCGGCGATGTTGGAACTGTGTATTACGACATAAAACTCAAAGAGTTTCGCAATACTGCTCCAAGACAAATCGAAGTCGTCAACACTACGGCGGTTATCGAAGAAGCAGAAACGAGAGTTGATAACAGGAGCACCCCGACAACCTATACTGTCGTTTCGGGCGATAGCCTCTGGGCGATTGCACGAAAGGTATGGGGGGACGGCAAGCGTTGGAGAGAAATCTACAATGCGAATACCGATAAAATTAAAAACCCTGACCTTATCTACACAGGTCAAGTTTTTGTGATACCGGGGTGATGCTATGATTAAATTACTTCACGTTAAGCGAGACGGCTCTACATTCGATATATCGGGGTTGGTTGAGCAGGTAAAATGGAGCGGCAGAAAAGGCTCTGCCGCCCGAACTATTGAAGTCTCTTTGCTTGATAGCAACAGAGCAGGCTTAAAGCGTTCGGATATTGACGTTGAAGACGGTCAAAGCTGCATATTTTATTGGAATGATAAAGAACTCTTCAGAGGTCTTATTATGAATCAGCAACAGAGCAACAAAATGAAAATGCCGATAAAGGCTTACGATTTGGGAGTGCATTTTGCAAATAGTAAGGACACGTTCACTTACAAAAACAAGACTGCAGACCAAATGTTTGTTGACTGTTGTAACAGATTGCAGATTCCATACAATGTAGTTGCGGGAACGGGATATGTAATAAGAGAACTCCCGAAACCGAAAACAACCTATTTTGACGTTATTCAAGACGCTCTTAGTCAAACTTACAAAGCTACCGGAGCAAGATTTTTCCCTATTTCTCTTGAGGGGAAAATGAACTTACTCCACCGCAAAGATACCATTTTGCAGTGGGTAATCGAGGATGGTGTAAACCTTTCCTCATACACGTACAAAAAATCCATTGAAAAGGTGAAAACAAGGGTTAAGCTGATATCAAACAAAGACAAGGTATTGGCGCAGCGTACAAACGATGCTCTGGAGGCAAAATTCGGGGTATTTCAAGAGATTAACACTCCGAGTGATGATTTAAACCAAGCACAATTAACGGAGCTTGTGGACAGTATGATAAGCGAAAAAGGACAAACGGAAAAATCCCTTACTATTTCGGGACTTGGAATACCGGAGATTTTCTCCGGCATAGGTGTCTATGTTATTATAAAGGATTTGGGGATTGAGCAGACCTTTTACGTTGACCAAGATACACACACGTTCAAGGGCAGAAAGCATACTATGTCGCTTACTCTTAATTGGGCGAATGATATTTAAGGAGGGATATAATGGGACCAACAAGTCTTAAAGAGGCGTTTCAAGGAATGGTGCCGACATCGGCCGAGTTGTTCAGAGGTGAGGTAATATCGGTTTCACCTATTACGATAAAATCCGAAACTGATGATAAGCTCGTTCTTTCTGATACGCTTCGCATCCCGAAACATTTAACAGTGCAGCAGTTTCCTTGTAGCATCACCAGCGGAGCTGTGTCGGTTTCAATGACCGGTGCGCATTCACACGGCATTTCAAGCCTTACGATAGAGGGGACAATTACGATTGACAACTCCCTCAAAGTCGGAGATAAGGTTTATATGCTTGCGGTGAGCGAAAGCAAACTGTATTACGTACTGGATAAGGCGGTGTAATTTGTGAATAATACTTACATTTCAATCCCGATTACAGGGATTACAAAGAAAGAAACTCCGCCTACACGTACCTACGCCCTTGATTTGGATAAAGGAAGAATTGAGGGATTTGTAGATGGTTTAGAAGCTTGTCAGCAGTTTATACGCAAAGCGTTGATTACGCCTCGGTTTAGGTGCTTGATTTATAACAACCAATACGGCTCTGAAATAAAGCAGGCAATCACAACAGAGGATGCGTCTCCTGCGTACGTTGCGGCAGAACTGCCGAGAATCGTCAAGGATGCCATTATAAATGACGATAGAATAATTGACGTGGATACTTCGGCATTCACGTTTGAATTTGTCGAGGATGGCGTCTATGTAGATTTTGACGTGCAGACCATCTACGGAAATTTGAAAGTGCAGGAGGTGTTAAGCGGTGTTGTTTGAGGATAAAACCTACGAAAAACTCTTACAAAAATGCTTGGATAAAGCTCCAAAAGGTATTGATACAAAACAAGGCAGTATTTTCTATGATGCCTGTGCGGCAAAATGTTTGTTATTGGCAGAGATTTATGCTGACCTTGATATTGTAATCGAAGGTTGCCATATAAACAGTGCAGTCGGCAGAGACCTTGACGATTGCGCGGCGGACCATAGCGTTTATCGTAATGCTCCCATCAGTTTGAAATGCAGAGCCGTTTTTGTTGGAACAACCCCTGCTCCCGGAAGTAGATTTTTCTGCAATGATGTTTTCTTCACGCTGAAGGATAATCTTGCAGAGCTATATCCGAACGATGAAGAACTCCTTGCCGGAGGACCTTTGTATATAGAGGCAGAAATAACCGGCACAGCGGGAAATGTCGTAAGAACAGGAGATACGCTTGTTCCATATACAGATGTTGACGGCTTAATATCTGCGACAGTTGGAGAAATTATCGTTTTAGGAGCTGATGAAGAGGACGACGAGAGCCTTCGTGAAAGACTACAAAACAAAATTGGAGGACCTTCCGAAAACGGAAACAAGCACCATTATAAAACGTGGTGCGAGGACTGTGAGGGTGTTGGCTTTGCAAAGATATTCCCCCTTGTAAGAATTGCAGATGGTGCAATTCAGACAGGCATACCGAATTGGGTAACCGGTGTATTGCTTACTGACGAAGGTCGTGCAGTCGGCGACGCCACAGTTGAGCTTGTGCAGGAGTACATAGACCCCGACCAATTAGGATTGGGTGAAGGCGAAGCGAATTTAGGTGCTCATTTTGCCGCAGAAAAAGCCACAGAATTAGATTTTGATATCTCGGTTAGTGTAGAGTTGGCAAGCTCCGCATATACGCTTGAAGACGTTAAAACCGACCTTTCTGAAAGGCTGACCGATTATCTGAAGTCTGTTGCTTTGGAGGAAGTTGTTTTCGTTAATGGAATTCCAAGCAATACGACAATCAGAGTAAAACAAATCGGATCTCTTTTTTCACAGTCAGAAAAGATTATCGATTACGACAATCTTTTAATACGCATTGGCGATGAAGAATTTGCTAATGCAAACATTGACATTTCTCCGCATTGTATCGCTGTCCTCAACGATATAAACGTAACAGAAATGAGTACGTAACGGAGGGATGTGAATGAATTTAAGTAGTTATGAAAGAATACTGAGATTTGTTCCTGTTTTTTTCCGTGACATCTTTGAAATGGATTCAATATACCGGGTTGACGGTGAAATGGTTGACGAGTTAATCTTGAAAATCAACATAGTGAAAGCGAATCGTTATATATTATCAGCTGACGAAGAAACAATTTCGGAGTTAGAGGCTTTTCTGGGATTGGAAAGCGATAGTGATTCCACACTTGATGATAGGCGAAATCTGCTCGTTTCATATTTTACCGGCTTCGGAAAACTGTCTGCAACTACCATAAAAAGCATAATCAAGTCGCTGTCCGATGCAGATAGTGAGGTTACATTCCTTCCGGCCGATAACGCTGGGAACAATTGTCTGAATATCAATATTTTTAACCCGTCTTTCAGTTACCGATTAGATAATATCGTCAAGGTATTGTCTAAAAGAATACCGGGACATATATGGTATAAAATCAGAATTCAGCACGAAAAGAAAGCAACCTCATATATCGGTTTTGCTTTGCAGGGTGGCTCGACAGTAAGAATGACCGTTGCTGGCATAGACCCCAACGATTACAATTGGCTTATTGATGAAATTGGAAACCTCTTACTGGATGAAAACGGACTAATTCTCTTGGATTAAGGAGGTAAGAAATGATATCAGTAGCTCCTACCATAACAGAAGCAGGAAGAAACCTACAGATTAGAGCGATTGCAGGCGAAACAATAACCTTTACTCGCTTTAAGATAGGAAATGGTGAATTAGCGGACATCGATATTTCTGCTTTGGTAGATTTAATTAACCCCCTTGTTGAGTTTTCTATCAACGAAATAGACACGTCTTCATCGGGATACGTAAAACTGACGGGCAAATTCGACAGTACGTATATAACAAGTGATTTCCGTTGGAGAGAGCTTGGCATCTTCTGTAAAGGTGAGGATGATATAGAAGTGCTTTATGCGTATTCCAATGACGGAGAAAACGCCGGTATGTTAAAGGCTAACTCTACGGAGGTAGTCGCAGAACAGACCGTCGCTCTTGTTATTGCTGTCGGGGATGCTACAAGTGTTACCGCTATTTTGTCAGAATCGGTTTTGTATGCTGCTAAAACAGATTTTGACGCACACGTTGCAGACGGAGAAAACCCTCACAATGTAACCAAAGAACAGGTTGGATTAGGGAATGTTCCGAATGTAACAACAAACAACCAGACGCCAACATACACTCTGCCGCAGGTGGATGAAGAACTTGTAAGCGGTGAAAGACTTGGAACGGCTTTCGGTAAAATCGCAAAAATCGTTAAGAGCTTTATTTCACATATCGGAAACAGAGCAAACCCACACGGATGCACACCTGACAATGTCGGAGCGGCAAGCAAGGAACATACTCACTCGGCGGCAGATATCAACACAGGCACTTTAAGCCCTCAACGTGGTGGCACAGGTCTTTCTTCTCCAACGACAGGAGGCTTGTTAAAGTCGAATGGCTCAAATCCCTGTTCTTCTCTTCGTGGTACCGGTGCATTATATTCCGCTTCTGCCGGCAATCCTGTTTTTGGAACATTACCTGCATCAATGGGCGGCACAGGTGTCACAAGTATGGCTTCGCTCCGAAACAATCTCGGAATAATTTCCGTAGGAGAGTACACGGGTAACGGCTCATCGTACCAATTTATCAATCTTGGTTATAGACCTAAGTTTGTTAAGGTAATCTGCGACAACGCACAAACGAGTACAGTTTACAACGGATTTGCGGTTGATGGAATGAATGATGTTGTTAGCACATCGTATCTTTACACAGATGTAAGCTCAAGTCCATCGAGTTATTATCACTACATCAAAGTTGCTATAGTAAGCAACGGCTTCTATGTGTGGTATTGCTCGTCAAGCTCGCATCCACACACAAACGTAAATGGTTATAAATACCACTATGTTGTAGGTAGATAGGAGGTGATACTGTGGCAACAACAAAATTAGCTGAAAAGCCTGTCGTTACCAATCTTGATGATGATGTGAGAATTTTTATCACAACAAAGGAAGATGTCGAAGGTGCAGAAGTCGATTCTATCCGTAGAACTACGTTTGAAGCATTTATCGGAATGCTTCGTCAGCATGGGATTGACGAAAGCCATTTTGACGAGCTGCGTTTCAATGCAGATACAGGAAAATTACACGTGCTCTGCGACGGCGAGGATGTTATTCCTCCCTGTTATATCGGGAGGTTTGCAGAGGTTGACGAAAACGGAGTTATCCCGGAAGAGAATTTGCCTTGCTTTAACAAAAGCAGCACGTTATTTGCAAACGGCGCACCTCTTTATGGTACCCGATTTGTTGATGTATCCGAAAACGGAGAAATCATTATCCGTGAAGACGGCAGCGGTGATTATTTGCTCACTGTCTTGGAAGACGGAACGGCTATGGCGATCAAAGTAAAAACTCACGTTTTAGACACTCTTGAAAGTGATAGTGAAGATGATGCTCTATCGGCAAAACAGGGAAAAACGCTCGGCGGGTGGATAGGAAAAGTAGCAGAACTGCTTACAACGGTAAAAACAAACGTTGTAGGAGCAATCAATGAATTGTTCGAAAGCATAAATGCTCATAAAAACGCCACAAACAACCCTCACGCAGTTTCAAAATCACAGATAGGGTTAAGTAATGTCGATAACGTGAAACAAGCCGCAAAAAGCGATTTCGAGGCACACACAGGCAACAAGAATAATCCTCATAGTGTTACAAAGTCGCAAATCGGACTTGGTAATGTCGATAATACCTCCGATGAAGAAAAAGAGGTGTTGTCTGCAACAAAATTGAAGAACGCCAGAACTATCAACGGAGTATCCTTTGACGGAACTGACAATATCACAATTGAGGATCCGACAAAAATCCCGCTTTCGCAAAAAGGAGCAGCTGACGGAGTGGCTGAGCTTGATACAAAAGGAATTGTCCCGGATGAACAATTGCCGAATTACAACAAAACACCGAATGTTTATGTTGATGGCAAACTTATTTATCCTGTGGCTCTTTTCGATGTTGACGGCGAAGGCTCTTTTTATTTGCGTGAGGATGGCAGTGGCGACTATCTTCTTTACATTCCTCTTGATGGTATTCCGAGGCTTAAATACATCGGAAATGTCGTCACAGATGATGTAACCGGTGTAAGCTACAGTTTCGCTATCTCAAATGGTGAGGCTGTCTTAAAACAAATAATATAAAAATTGGAGGTAATTTTTATGAACAAGAAAAAGTATGCACAGTTAGACGAAACCGGCAGAGTGAAATTTGCTATGTTTGCGTCTGACGAAGAAGCAGCAAACGCAGGCTTTTTGCCGTATGAGGAAACCGAAAAGCCTGAAACTCCCGAAAACGTAATTCCTCACAACTATACACGTTCCTATGAGGAACAGGAAGGCAAAATCGTACTTGTTTGGAAAGCATATCCCAATTACGAGGCGATTAAGCAGCTCAAAGAAAAACTTGCAAGCACAGATTACAAAGTAATCAAGTGCAACGAGGCTTCTCTGCTTGGCTCTCCTTTGCCGTATGATATGGCAGAAGTGCACAGGGAAAGACAGGAAATCAGAGACGAAATCAACAGATTGGAGGCGTGTGAATAATGGATATCAAGTTAATGACACAGGCGGATGGTAACAGTTTGAGCAATCTTGTGTTACCTCCAAACAATGAGCTTATCGTGGATGACCTCGGTAAGCCTTCCGTAATGGTTAAAATCCCGAAATTTACCTATGCAGATTTAGGACTTTCAGGAAGTGGCACACATCCCGCTTTTATCGTCAACGGAAAAGAAGTGCCGTATATCTACATTTCAAAATATCAGAATATTGTAGAAAACGGCAGAGCATATTCGCTCCCGTACCAGAGACCACATCACACAGTGAATTTCGATGAGGCAAAAGCATTCTGTGAAGCGAAGGGTAAAGGATGGCACCTTATGTCAAATGCTGAATGGGCGGCAATTGCTCTTTGGTGTAAAAAGCACGATTGTATGCCTTATGGAAACAACAACTACGATTACGGTGATTATTACAACACCACAGACAAAGGTGCTCCTATGCCTGAAAAAGTATATTGGGATCCTTCAAATCCGAACGAAGACGAGTGCGATTTGATTCCTTACACCGCAACAGGATCCGGTCCGAAGAATTGGTTTCATAACAACGATTTTTCGGGCATTGCAGATCTTAACGGCAATGTGTACGAATGGGTGTCGGGTGTAAGAGTAAATGCCGGAGAACTCCAGGTAATTCCGAACAACGATTCTGCTATGGGTGTTGACGAAAGTGCGACAAGCGAACTTTGGAAAGCAATATCCCAGGCAGGCGCTTATGTTGCACCTGGAACAAGTGGAGCGATTAAATTCGGCTCTGGCGGAATCACAACAGACGGACAATTCAAATCCGCTACTGCCGCAAGCGGTGTAACAATTCCTACTCTTGTAAAGGCTCTTGCATTATTCCCGAACGATGCAGCTGATACATACAGGGATGATTACTACTATGTAAGCACATCTGGAGAGCGCCTGTTCTATCGCGGTGGCATCTTCAACGACCTCGGCGGCGCGGGCGTGTTCTACTGCCTCGGCGGCGGTCGCTCGTCGGCGTACGACTATCTCGGTTTCCGCTCCGCTTTTGTAGAACTGTAATCTGGTTACTGTGTTCTGTTATCCCCGCCGATAGGCGGGGATTAGATTTTTAAAATTAAAATAACGTATTCCGTTATTTTATAACAAAAAGCAGATTACAGAACAAAATAGTGTTATAATATAACAAGTCATATTGAAAGAGGTGGTTAAGATTGAGGAATTAAAAATCCTACAAAAAATCTACGATATGACAAAATATGGTTATCAAGCATTGGCTCAATATCCGAAATCCGAGAAATTTGCTCTTGTGGTCGATATAAAACGGTGTTTGCATTTAATTCTTGAACGTACAATCGAAGCACAGAAGAAATATTATAAAAAAACTACTTTGCAGGAATTGGATGTCGAGATAGCAAAACTCCGGGCATTATTGAGGCTATCGCAGGAGCTCGGTTTTCTGCCATTCCGTAAATATGAAATATGGTCTAAAATGGTAGTGGAGATTGGGAAAATGGTTGGTGGATGGATAAAATCCGTCCAAAAATAACACACTTGGGGATAAGCCGTTAACGCCTGTTCTATCGCGGTGGCAACTACAACGACAACGACAACGCGGGCGTGTTCTACTACAACGGCAACAACGGTCGCTCGACGGCGAACGACTATCTCGGTTTCCGCTCCGCTCTACTCTCGTTAGTCAGATATTATATACTCACGGGTATATTTTCAGTACAGAGAGGTAAAGGGGTTTATCCCCGTTCCTTGTCATTTCGGCGGGAAAAAGATTGAATTTCCGAGAAGGTATTTAGTAGGCTTCGGCTCGAACACATACCACGTTCGGACGTGTTGCAAGGAGGCACTATCAGAATGAAAAGAGAAAAGAATATATATCCTAAAATATACGATTTCGACAATTTGTATAGTGCCTACCTTAATGCTCGAAAAGGTAAGCGTTTTCGGGATGATGTCTTGAAATTCACCAACAATCTGGAGGAAAATCTTATAGACATACAAAACGAATTGATATGGAAAACGTATCAGGTAGGCGAATATCACAGATTTGTCATTACTGACCCGAAAAAAAGGCTGATTATGGCATTGCGTTTTCGGGATAGAGTTGTGCAATGGGCCATATATTCGCAGTTATACCCGATATTTGACAAGCGATTTATTTATGATAGCTACGGATGCAGAAACGGAAAGGGAACGCTCCCTGCAGTCAGAAGACTTCAATATTGGCTGCGGCAGGTTGACCGAAAGGAAGATAATTATTATTATCTGAAAGTTGACGTTTCTAAATTCTTTTATAGCGTAAATCATAAAATACTGATAGATGTTTTAGGAAGAACTATTGCAGATAAGGACACAATGGAACTGCTGAAAACAATCATTTCATCAGAAAATTCAGATGTGGGACTTCCGCAAGGGTTTATAGCTGACACTTATCCCGTTGAGGGTGCCGGTGATGTAACCGGTTTACCAATCGGGAATTTAACAAGTCAGATGTTCGCAAATATCTATCTGAACGAGCTGGATCAATATTGCAAGCACAGGCTCAAAACTCACTATTACATAAGGTATATGGATGATATAATAATTTTGGATAAGGACAAAAAGCACCTCCATAGAATCAAGGAGAAAATAGAACGTTTTCTCAATACAAAATTGGGGTTATGTCTGAATGAAAAGACTGCCATCAGACCTGTTGGAATGGGTATAGAGTTTGTGGGATATAGAGTATGGTCCACACACATTAAAATCCGAAAAAAGTCTGTTATCAAGATGAAACAACGGCTTAAAGAAATCAAATATCTTTATGGCGAGGGGTTAATTGATTATGACGAAGTTAAATCTACATTGGCAAGCTATTTCGGATTGATGAAAAACTGTAATAGTTTTTATCTGCGGAAAAAACTTTCCGACACGCTTGTTTTCAAGCGAAAAGAAAAAAGCAATGAAGATAATTGATTCTGGCGGCAACGTGAAACTGCGTTGCTGCTTTTTATTTTATGGAGGTGTTAATTTTGGTAATAGATGCACAGACAGTAATTACGGCCGGTGCGGTCTTAACTGCCTTGACGAGCTTCTTTGCTCTCGGGTGGAAACTTTTCAAATGGGTGGATCATCAAAAGGAGCAGGACCAAGAAGTCGAGAGAGTGGATAACAAAATCGACAAAGAGATTGCCCGTGTGGAAAAGAAATTCGATAAGCAAATTGAGGACGTTAAAACAATGCATAATAACGACCAATCAGGGATTCAAGAAGAACAGACATTGGTTGTATATGGATTGCTTGCGTGCCTTAAAGGTCTTGCAGAGCAAGGATGCGACGGTCCTGTATCAGAAGCCATAGACCGTATTGAAAAACATATAAACAAAAAGGCTCACGGACAGAAAAGGAGAGAATGAAATGGCTAAAAAGAAAAAGTTTGAGTTTTCAAAGCTCATTCTCGCATTAGTTATTCTTTCGTACTTTATCGGTCTTGCCTTCGGTATGTTGATTATTTGGAAAGTCCTTGCCGGTGGAAATGTTATGTATATTTCCACCGCTTTGTGCGGATTGTTCAGCTACATCGGCGCACCGGTTGCGGTTGCTATTGGTTTTTATAGCAATAAGGCAAAGGCTGAAAATGTTGAAAAAATCAAAAGTAACGAAAAGAAAACAGGTCAAAAGATAGATAATGATTTCAAAATTCCATTGAATTAAGGAGGTAATTTTTATGTTACAGTTATCACAGGTAGGGGTGTTTGCCACATTATTCGCCGTTTTGGTGGTTGTGGTGAATATTCTCACACAGATTTTCAAGAGCTTTGCAAGTAAAAGCGAAGTGCCGACAAGGGTTTTCGTTCTCCTTGTTTCGGTGGCTCTGACGTTGGTCGTATTTATTGCGGCTTGTCAGATTTATTCGATAGAAATAGTATGGTATTTAATTGTCGGAGCGATTGTTGTAGGCTTCGTTGTTGCGTATTGTGCTATGTTTGGATATGACAATTTATATGGTGAATTAAAGGAACTCTTGCGAAAATTGTTTAGCTCGGAGAAATAGGAGGAATTGCTATGAATTTACGGAAACTAATATTAACAAATAATGATTGCTATAAAGCCGGCAGAAAAATCACAGTCAAGGGCATAATGGTACACTCCACAGGTGCAAACAATCCCTGGCTCAAAAGATACGTTGGTCCTGATGATGGGTTGCTCGGTGTAAATAAAAACGGCAATCATTGGAATACTGCACGTCCCGGAGGAATACAGGTGTGCGTTCACGCATTTATCGGAAAACTTGCAGACGGCAGCATTGCAACATATCAGACGTTGCCCTGGAATCATAGAGGCTGGCATGGTGGAGGCTCTTCAAACAATACGCATATCGGATTTGAGATTTGCGAGGATGGTCTTGCTGATGCTACATATTTCAATGCGGTGTATAAAGAAGCTGTGGAACTTTGTGCTTATCTCTGCAAAGAATATGGTCTGACGGAGCAGAATATCATCTGCCATAGTGAGGGATATAAAAAAGGAAT